CTGGTATGGACGTAGACCATAAGGATCGTAATCCCCTAAACAACACTAAAAAGAACCTTCGCATAGCAAGTAGAGGGTCTAATAGGAGTCGTAATGGGTAGATATGATTTCTCAAAAGCTGATTTAGTGGTGGAAAAGGTATTAGGAAAGGGTTTAGAAGTTTTAAACAAACCTAACATTGATAACTTTGATGCCGCTCTAACTTCTTCTTTTGTTAATAATCAAGTCTCTCTTGAAAACCTCCAGCATCTCCAAGCAAAACACGGCAACCTTAACGCTGCAAAATCTACACATAATAATACTAATAGATTAAGATTTAAAAGAGACTGTGAAGAAGTAACCAACCTAGCTACACACTTATCTGAAATAGATAACATAGAATATAAAGTATCGGGTCTTTACCACACACCTCCTAACGGATATTGTGGATGGCACACTAATGCAAACGCTCCTAAAGATCGTATGTATCTTGTTTGGTGTGCAGAAGATAATAAGAGCTTCTTTAGATACCAAGATCCCTACACAAACGAAGTAATCACTAAATGGGAGAAGAAGGGGTGGAATGTTCACCACTTTATAGCACCTATTTGGCATTGCTTAGCAAGTTGGACAGATAGGGTGTCTATTGGTATGAAACCTCTAGTAGACGATAGTTTTAAAGCGCTTAAAGGTATACATTCCTGTAGGAGGGATGGCACATACGGTGATTGGCGTATAAACGATACCGAAATAAAAGAAGGTATACAATTACAAACCATAACGCACTTATTAACGGAGGATAAGTTAGAAACTGTCCCTCATAGCGAGATATGTTGGAAAGGTATGGGTGTAGACCCCTCACACTTAAGAGGTGAGCGTTTAGAGAACTGTGATTCTGCTTATCCCTGCATAGTAATTAAAGATTGTATAAACCCTAAGAACCTGAAGTACAGGATGCTTGATGGTAAACACCGTATGTATAAAATGTCGGCAGAGGGTATAACCAAAAGTAAGTTTTATGTTTTAGAACGCAACCAAATAGAAGAATACATAAGACCCTTAGACTTCATAAAGAGTGTATATTATGACGGACATAGATAAGCTTAAGGACTTCCGAAACTTCTTATATATAGTTTGGAAGCATCTTAACCTCCCTGATCCAACTCCAGTACAATACGATATGGCCGACTATATTCAAAACAGTCCTCGAAGAGCCATCATCGAAGCATTTCGTGGCGTAGGTAAGTCCTACATCACGGCAGCGTTTGTCGTTCACCAGTTACTTCTCGACCCCCAGAAGAAGTTTATGGTAGTGTCGGCCTCAAAACAACGAGCTGACGATTTCTCGACATTCACCCAACGCTTAATTCTTGAACTCCCAATATGCCAACATCTCATTGCAACAAGTGAGCAAAGGTGGAGTAAGATTGCGTTTGACGTAAGACCCGCACTGGCTAGTGGTAGCCCCTCTGTTAAATCAGTCGGTATCACTGGTCAGTTGACGGGCAGTCGGGCAGACATCATCATTGCCGATGACATCGAAGTGCCTAACAACTCTATGACGCAAATGATGCGTGAGAAGCTCGGTGAAGCTGTAAAAGAGTTCGATGCGGTACTCAAACCTGATGGAAAAATACTCTATTTAGGTACACCTCAGTGTGAAATGAGCCTCTATAACACCCTTACAGAGCGTGGGTACAAAATGAGGGTCTGGCCAGCTCGCTACCCTAGCGTAGAAGCTTCTGAGAAGGCGTATGGGACACGTTTAGCACCTACCCTGTGGGATGCTATGGTTGAATCAGAACGTCCCTTAGACGGCCTCCCAGTGGATCCTAAGCGATTTGACGATGAGGACTTAATGGAGCGTGAGCTATCTTACGGTAGGTCAGGTTTTGCACTACAGTTTATGCTTGATACGAGCATGAGCGATACTGACAGATACCCTTTAAAACTGTCAGATTTGATGGTGATGTCTGTAGACAAAGATAAAGCCCCCGAGAAGCTCGTGTATGGCGTTATGAGGGAGATTAAAGACCTACCCAATGTAGGGCTATCGGGTGACAAGTACTACGCTCCAGAGGCTACTGTGGGCGACTACGTGGACTATGACGGTTCTGTCTTGGTCATTGACCCCTCTGGTAGAGGTCAGGATGAAACTGCCTACGCTGTCGTAAAGATGCTCAACGGTTATCTACACGTAGCAGACTGTTCAGGTATAGCTGGAGGTTATAGTGAACAAACTTTAACCAAACTAGCTACGATAGCGAAAGATCATAAAGTAAACATGGTTCTCATTGAGAGTAACTTCGGTGACGGTATGTTCACAGAGCTACTTAAGCCAATCTTAAAGAAAGTATATCCAGTTAGTACGGAGGAAGTAAGACACAGCAAGCAGAAAGAATTGCGTATCATAGACACACTTGAGCCTGTAATGAATCAGCACAAGTTAATCATTGATCCAAAAGTCATACAAAAAGACTTTGATAGTGTTCAACACCATCCTCCTGAGAAAGCTCAGAGATATATGCTCACTTACCAGATGACACGAGTTACTAAACAACGTGGAGCCTTAGCACATGACGATAGGCTCGATGCGCTGGCTATGGGTGTTGCCTACTGGGTAGAACAGATGGCTGCGGATGTAGACCTAGAAATGAAAGAGAGAAAAGAGCAGCTCTTGATGGACGAGTTAGATAAGTTCGTCAATGGGCATAACATTAACTCACCCCCAAGGGCAAACACATGGATATGAATCTAGTACCAATGGTACGCCTTACATGGCAGGACGCTCAAGACTCCGATGGGTCTTGGACGGATATAGAAGACATATTAAGACACGAAATGGCTGTATGTCAGGAAGTGGGGTGGCTTGTCCTTAATAATGAAGAAAAAGTAATCATCATGCGCTCTCGAATTGTAGCAGAAGAACTACAAGAGGGCGGTGCTTACATTGCAATACCACAATCGTGGGTTCTTAAAATAGAAGAGTTAAAAGTAAATGAAGAGACTACTAATAGCGAGTTTAATTCTAGTGGCTGTACCTTCACTGAGCAGTGAGGCTCAGATAGGGGACTTTGCTACTAATCAACAAGCAGAGACTATAACAACTACTACATCCACTACCGTAAACCAAGCGGGTACGCCAGTTCCCACTGCGGTAGCTCCTTCAACTCCCACGTATCAAGCAGATACTTGTATCGTTACTTCAGGTGCAGGTATGCAAACCCTACAGATAGGTTTCTCTACTTCTAAGATGAAAGTAGATGCAACTTGTGAGCGACTAAAGCTCAGTAGGCAGCTTGCAACGCTAGGACTTAAGGTGGCTGCTACCAGTGTTCTCTGTCAAGACCCTCGGGTTTGGTGGGCTATGCGTAATGCACAGACCCCTTGCCCAATAAAAGGACTCATTGGAGATGAAGCACTTGAATATTATACGCAACACCCTGAGTTTGTCCCTGTTGCTCCTGTTATTGTTACCAAAGACAGCGAATGCTCAGGCAAACGATTACGATATGACCCAATTAAGCGAAAGCACGTCCGTAATAAAGAATGTAATAACGACTAACGTCCAAGATTACATCCAATGGACATCACAGTCTATGCAAGATGGGACTACCATTATCTACAATAACGAAGATGGTACGGAATATGAACTAACTGCGGAACAGACGCAAGCCTTTAACCAAGCTTATGCTGATGGTTTAGCGAACAGCACCCCAGAGGCTCTCACAGCCGTTCTACTGAACGATATGATTGACGTAGAGCAGGGTACATATGAGGAAGAGAAAAGCTCTCTAATCGAAGCTGCGAGCGAGATACAGGCAGTCATAGAGGTAGCTGAGATTCTTGTCGTTGGAGATCAACAAGCAAAGATCAATGCAGAGGCATATGCAGTTGAGAATGATTTAACAGAGATCAAAGAAACTACACGTAAGGAGTTTAATTCCAGTATAGACGGAATGCTAGAAGCAAGCATGACAAAGAACATGATTGAGGCTTATGCTCAAGATAGCTTTGTTGTGGACACCATAGCTGCCTCATTCATGGCTACAGAGTCTATTACGGACTTCTTTACTAATGCTCAAATCTCTATTGATGAATTATCACCCACCTATCTTGTCGTAGAGTGGGATGCAGCTATTGTGGGTATTGAGAGTGTTATGTTCAATATGTACTCAAATGACCCTTACGAGGATCAATTACAAATAGTACCAATGCCTAGACCACAACCCATAGGAGATCAATAATGGAAGCAAAAGACATAGCAGTTTGGATAGGTATTGCCTCCTCGATTGGGGGTGTAGCTGTAGGGTATGGTACTCTGACTGAAAAGGTGTCTACACTAGAGAAAGCTACAGATGCCACACACCTTGAAGCTAGACTAACCAAGCTTGAGGTGAGAATTGAAGATAACGACATAGGCCACATTGGTAAAGAAATACAACAATTAAGAGGTGAACATGAAAAACTTGAGCAAAAAGTTGAAGGCATTCGCATCCCGAGTACGGTCAGCATTAAGTCGGATGTACGTCTACTGCAAGAACAAATTAAAGACGTTAGGATCGGCATTGAAAAGGTGGGTGAAAGCATTAAAGCGGTAGAAAATAAGCCTTCTAACCCTCTGCTGTAAGTCATTGATATTAGGAAGTAGTTTCGATTGTCCTCCTATAGCATAAGGAGACCCCCCCCGCCCCCTTTGATATACCTATAGTATACTAAAGGAGTTGATGAAAATCCAAGGGCTACTTCCTCCGACCCCTTCCTCCACACACCCCCCCGTAGGAGGTGATCCCAAGGTTCCTTAAGACACTTAAGACTTCCCTCCCCTCGCTACCTTCGCTTAAGTGTCTTAGGGGATCTTTCTCTCCCTCTATTACCAATAAGGGGTTCCGTAGAGTCTAAGTACCTCTTCCATTACCTGTACTTTTACCCCCCCCTATTTTCACACAAAAATCTGAGGTGGTATATATACGCATGCCGAACGACCGATCCCCCTCTGGGGGTCATCATCCGTACGCATTGCCACTATTCACGCCACCGCATACGATCGTGATAGTATTGGCACGGCCTTTGCTTAGGATTTAATATCCTTAATTGCATGTAATGGTACTAGGTCGCCTATTGTGTTAAGTGCAAGCGCTTGTCTATGTCTTATCATCTATTTTTTTCGCTATA